CAGCCTTCTACCGGGGCAAGCCCGCCGCATGGACGGGCCGCGTCATCGCGCGTGGTCGGTTTATTCGGCGTGCTCTCCCTCGCCAAAGGCGCTGTCAGTGATGCGCTTGAGCAGCCCTGCGTAGTGCTCGAGGCTGCCGACATGACCCCAGCTGACCTCGTCGGGCTGGCAGCTGAAATGGTCGTCGCTGAGCGCCTGCAGCCGGGCGAGCATCTCGTCGATCTCGGCCTTCTTGCCGATGAAGGCGTTCAGGGCGGCTTCGCGGTTGCGCCGGGCCTTTTCGGCGCGCAGGTGGTGGCGGGGTGTGGTGATCGGGTTGAGGCGTGTCATGGCGTGGCTCCGTTGGGTGAGTTGCATCGTTTTCATGTCATCACAATCGCTCTGTTGCGCCGATTATCGTAGGCAATTCCAAGCAATATCAGTGCTTTCCGATTTCACTGGGGCTTCAAATCAGCTGCAGGTCGGCCAACACGGCGCTGGCAGCGGCCAGCTGCGTGGTCGGCAATTCGATCTTGATGTGCGAGATCACGTCCGAGGCCTCGGCGGTGATCCCGTCCTCGCGCAGCGCAGCCTCGATGGCCTCGACAACAGCGTCGGGGCGCGAGCGGTCGAACTGGTCGGGCAGCGCGTCATGATCGATGCGGATTGTGGTGATGGTGGTCATGGTCTGATCTCCGATCCGGGGTGATTTCCTGATCCGAGAATCGCTCTGCCGCGAAGTGTAATCAACTGAATAAGATCACTAATTTCGTTTAATTCCAATATCTTGAGGTCAAGCCAGTCGCTATGGAAGGTATGTCCGAGCGTGAGTATTCCGCCCATTCCGGTCTGTCGCGAGGGGCGATCCAGAAGGCGCGCAAGGCCGGTCGGCTGGTGGTATACGGCGATGGCTCGATTAACGCGGCGGCGTCAGATGCGCGTCGCAGCGAGATGACCGATCCCGACCAGCAGCGGCGCAGCACTGGCGGCGATACCGCATTCAGCGGTCCAGCTGACAGCTCGTCCTACCTCAAGGCCCGCACTGCGCTGACCGTCTATCAGGCGCAGGAACGCCAGCTGGCAATCCAGAAGAAGAAAGGCGTTCTGGTCGACCGGGCGCGGGCGGAAACGCTGGTGTTCCGGCTGGCGCGGCAAGAGCGCGACATTTGGGTCACTTGGCCCAGCCGGGTGGCCGCATTGATGGCGGCGGAAGTGGCCACGGAGGCGGAAAAACAATCGGGGACACCGGTGATCATCGAGGCCGCGATCCTGCAGAGGGTGCTGGAAACCCATGTCAGAGCGCAACTCGACGCCCTCGCCGATCTCCGGGTCAGCCTCGGACAGTGATGGCACGGCAAGCGACGACCTGACGGCAGACCTCGATCTCGCCTTTGACGGCGCCGAAGACATCCTGCGGGCCTGGCGTCGCGGGATGCGGCCCGACCCAGACCTGACCGTATCGGAATGGGCAGATCAGCACCGCAAACTGTCCTCGCGGGCCTCGGCCGAACCCGGGCAATACCGCACCGCGCGAACGCCTTATCTGCGCGAGATCATGGATGCGCTGTCGCCGCGGCACCCGGCACAGCGGATCAGTTTCATGAAGGCCGCGCAGGTGGGCGCGACTGAGGCGGGCAACAACTGGGTCGGCTTCGTCATCCACCATGCGCCGGGACCGATGCTCGCCGTGCTGCCGACAGTGGAGATGGCGAAACGCACCTCACGCGGGCGGATCGACCCGCTTATCGAGGACAGCCCGGCGCTGAAGGAACGGGTGCAGCCTGCCCGGTCGCGGGACGCGGGCAACTCGATGCTGTCCAAGGAATTCCCCGGCGGCATTCTGGTGCTGACCGGGGCGAACTCTGCAACCGGCCTGCGCTCGATGCCCGCGCGCTACATCTTTCTCGATGAGGTCGACGCCTATCCGGCTTCCGCCGATGAGGAAGGCGATCCAGTCACGCTGGCCGAAGCGCGGACGACGACCTTTTCGCACCGGCGCAAGGTGTTCATGGTCTCAACCCCGACGATCCGGGGCCTGTCGCGGATTGAACGGGAGTTCGAAGCCAGCGACCAGCGCCGGTATTTTGTGCCGTGCCCGCATTGCGGCACGATGCAATGGCTGCAGTTCGAACGCCTGCGCTGGGACAAGGGGCAGCCTGGCACGGTCGCCTATCATTGCGAGGGGTGTGAGACCCCCATCCCAGAGCATCACAAGACCCAGATGCTGGAGCGCGGGGAATGGCGCGCGACAGCAGCGTCCGCCGATCCGCATTCCATCGGCTTCCACCTCTCGGCGCTCTATTCGCCCTTGGGCTGGAAAAGCTGGGCGCAGATCGCGCGGGACTGGCTGGCCGCCCAAGGCTCGGAAGAAATGCTGCGCGCGGCGCGCAACACTCTGCTGGGCGAGACTTGGGTCGAGAGCGGCGACGCACCGGAATGGCAGCGGCTGGCAGAGCGCCGCGAAGCCTTCGGGACACAAATCCCAGTTGGAGGTCTGTTCCTGACCGCTGGCGTTGATGTGCAGAAGGACCGGATTGAGGTCGATATCTGGGTATGGGGGCGCGGGCTGGAAAGCTGGCTCGTCGACCACATCGTCATTGCCGGTGGCCCCGACGATCCTGCCTGCTGGGACAAGCTGACAGCCCTGCTCGGTCGGACATGGACCTGCGCCAATGGTGCGGTGATGGTGATCGGCAAGCTGGCCATCGACACCGGCTACGAGTCCGCCGCCGTTTATGCATGGGCGCGGGCGCAGGGGTTCGATCAGGTCGCTCCCGTCAAGGGTCTCGAGGGATTCAATCGCGCGACGCCGGTGTCGGGTCCGACCTTCGTCGATGCCACCATCGGTGGCAAGCGTCTGCGCCGAGGCGCGCGGCTCTGGTCGGTGGCCACGGCGACCTTCAAGACCGAGACCTACCGCTTCCTGCGGCTCGAACGGCCGAGCGACGAGGACCGGGCGCTGGGCGTCTGCGATGCCCCCGGCACGGTGCATCTGCCCGGTTGGATCGACACCGAATGGCTCAAGCAGCTGGTGGCCGAGCAACTGGTCACGGTGCGCAACAAGCGCGGCTATGCCCACCCCGAATGGCAGAAAATGCGGGAACGCAACGAGGCGCTGGACTGCCGAGTCTATGCGCGGGCTGCCGCTTGGATCATGGGCGCGGATCGCTGGGACGAGGCGACTTGGCGGCGGCTTGAAGAGCAGGCCGGGGTGGAAACCCGCCCGCCAGTCGCCCCGGCTATTGTCGAAGGCATGGCCTCGGAACCGACGACGCCCGCCCCGGCAAAGGCGGGAACACCAACAACGCCGCGGCGCAAACGCCGGGCCTACACTCCGAATTTCATGAGGGACTGAGATGGATCTGGAACGGATGCGCGCCTTGCTGGCGGCACTTCAGGAGGCGCGTTACGCGGGCGTCCGCTCCGTCAGCTATGACGGCAAGTCGATCAACTATGGATCAGATGCGGAACTGGCGAATGCGATCAGCGATCTGGAAACGCGGATCGTTACCGCCACCACCGGCACCCCGCGTCGTCGTCGCTGGGGCACTGTTGCCTCCAAGGGCCTCTGATCCATGGCGTTTGAGGCTTTCCGGCAGCGCATTGGCAGCATCATCGGCGGGTTTGACGCGGCCCAAGCGCATCGTCGCCTGCGCGGGTTCCGTGCCAGCCGCGCCCATGTGAACACGCTGATTGCCGCCTCGGGTGACACCATCAACGCCCGCGCCCGCTGGCTGGTGCGTAACAATGGCTATGCAGCAAACGCCGTGGAAAGCTTCGCCAGCAATGTCGTTGGTGATGGCATCAAACCCTCGTCGACCATCACCGATGCCGCCAAGAAGGAAGAGTTGCAAGCACTCTGGCTTGCCTGGACCGACGATGCTGACGCCGAGGGGCTGACCGATTTCTATGGTCTCCAACGCCGGGCCGCCCGCGAGGTGTTCCTGTCCGGCGAGGTCTTCATCCGTATCCGGCCGCGCCGGGCAGAAGACGGTCTGACGGTGCCGTTGCAACTTCAGATGCTGCCCTCTGAAATGCTACCCTTGGACATGAACCGAACCCTGCCTGGTGCTGGTCTGATCCGGCAGGGGATCGAATTCGACGGGATCGGACGCCGTGTCGCCTATCACTTCCTGCGCCGTCACCCGGGTGATCTGACCGATCCCGGCCTCACCAATGAAACCGTCCGCGTCCCGGCCACCGATGTGATCCACGTCCTAGATCCGGTGGAAGCTGGCCAGCTGCGCGGTGTGTCTCGGTTTGCCGCTGCTATCGTCAAGCTGTTCACGCTCGATCTCTATGACGACGCAGAGCTGGAGCGGAAGAAGATCGCGGCGATGTTCGCGATGTTCATCACCTCGCCAGCCCCGGAAACCCCGCTGGAACCGACCGAAGAGGATCTGGAGGTCGAACCCGGACAGGTGGTGCGGCTCGATCCCGGTGAGGATGTCTCGACCCCGGCCACCCCGGACTCGGGCGGCACCTACGAGCCCTTCCAATACCGGACCCTGCTGCAAATCGCAGCGGCGCTGGGCATTCCTTACGGCTATCTGACTGGCGACACGGCGAAAGGGAACTTCTCCAACACCCGGATCAGCTTAATCGAATTCCGCCGCCGCATCTCGGCTTGGCAGCATGGCGTGCTGGTCTTCCAGCTCTGCCGCCTGGTCTGGGCGCGCTGGATGGACGTCGCCGTGTTGTCCGGGGCCATCGATCTGCCCGGTTATGACAGCCAGCGCCGCCAGTATCAGACCTGCGCCTGGCTGCCGACCAAATGGGACTGGATCGACCCGATGAAGGACGCCTCGGCAGAGATTCTGCAGATCGAGGCCGGGCTCAAATCCCGCACCCAGGCAATTTCTGAGCGCGGCTACGACGCCGAACAGGTTGATCGCGAGATTGCTGCCGAGCGCAAACGGGAGCTTGCGCTCGGCCTCGACTTCCGCCGCCCGGGCTCGCCTGCACAGGGACCGGGAACCACGGGCGGCAGTGATGACAAGCAGGATGGCGCGGAAGGCGACGGTGCGCCGGAAGAAACTGAAGACGAGCCCGACCCCAAGGATGACCCATGATGCACCATGCCCAGCTCGCCCAGCGCGCCTTCAACACGCCGCTGATGGTGGACCCTGCCAAGGCACTGGCGTTCCTGTCAGGGTTAGGGCCGCGCATCACCGGGCAGGAAATCACCTTCCAGGGTCTGGACGGGGACATTCCCGATTTGGCCGCAGCCGCTCTTCATGCCCGCGCCTCGCTGTTTGGGAACGATCTCGCCCAGCGCCATCAGCGCAATGGAAGCCAGCCCTACGCGGTGGTCGACGGCATCGCGGTGATCGAAATCGCCGGAACGCTGGTGCATCGCGGGGCGTGGATCGGGCAATCCTCGGGCCTCACTTCTTATGAGGGCATTGCTGCTCAGATCGACGCAGCAATCGAGGATCCTGCGGTGCTGGGCATCGCGCTGGACATCGACAGCTTCGGTGGCGAGGTCGCGGGGGCCTTCGATCTGGCGGATCGCATCCGCGCTGCCCGGGCGCAGAAACCCATCCATGCATTCGTGGCGGAACATGCTTTGTCGGCTGGCTATGTCCTCGCCAGCCAGGCTGACCGGATCATCCTGCCCCGCACCGGCGCTGTCGGCAGCATCGGTGTGGTGGCGCTGCACACGGATATGAGTGGGGCGCTGGACCAGAAGGGCATCGCCGTCACGCTGATCCACGTCGGATCGCACAAGATCGACGCCAACCCCTATCAGCCCCTGCCCGAGGCCGTCCACGACCAGATGCAACGTGAGCTGGAAGTAGTGCGTTTCCTCTTCGCCGAAACCGTCGCGGCCGGGCGCGGGGATCGACTGACACAAGCGGCGGCGCTGGCCACGGAAGCAGCCGTCTTCCGCGGCGCTGATGCAATCGCGGCCGGTCTGGCCGATGACCTCGCCGATCCCGTCACCGCCTTCCGCACCTTCGCCGCCGCACCCCGCGGCTCCAATCCCAACAGTAGAAAGGGTCCAAAGATGACCACCACGCCCACCGACACTACCAACCCGGCCGCAACTGCCGTTCCGCCCGATGAAGCCACTGCCCCGACCACACCCGAACCGTCGGTCACTGCCGCCGTGCCTGCAACGGACGCTCCAGAAGCTGTTGCGCTTACAGGCGGCGCGGCAGCCATGACTGCCGAGGCCATTCGCGCCGAGGCCGCCGAAGTGGCGCAGGTCTGTGCGCAAGCGGCCCGGCTCGGTGTGACCATCGACGCGGCCGACGCCGTCACGCGTGGCATCAAACCGGAGGCTCTGCGCGTCCGCGTGCTGGCCGATCTTGCTGCCCGCGGCGATGCGGCTGGCATTGTCGCCACCGCCCCTGCGGCGGCCGCCGCGAAAGACAGCCCGATCATCGCCGCCGCGAAGAAAACCGCGACCGACGCCAGGCGCTGAACCAGCGCCCCAATCCCCAACATATGGAGACTGACCAATGCCCGTCCTGACGGAACAGCCCAGCATGGGCGATGTCCTCAAATATGAGGTCAACCCGAACTACACCCGCGAGGTGATCACTCTGCTGCAAGGCATGCCCTATCCGGTCGGCTCGGTGCTCGGCCAGATCACCGCCAGCGGCAAATACAAGCTGGCGACCGCGACCGGCTCGGATGGTGCGCAGACCGCCAGCGCCGTTCTGCTCTACGCAGTTGATGCCACGCTGGCGGACGCTACTGGCATTGTCGTGGTCCGTGGCCCCACGATCGTCTCGCGCGCGGGCCTCGCATATGACGGATCCGTCGATGACGGCACCAAGATCACCGCCAAGATCGCCCAACTGGCCGCCGTCGGCATCATCGCCCGCGACGGCGTCTGACGCGCGACCTCTGACGCGTGA